TGATCCGCTAGGTTCGCATACCAAGTCTGATCTGGTGCGGGCTCTGGCGGATTAAGCGCTGCCAGCGCTGTGCGCTCTTCCGGTGTAAGCAAGTTTGAATCCATGCCTTGCAGAGCATCGGGACTCAACGCATCGTCTTCACTGATTGGATCTTGTGTCATGTTTTAACCGTATGCTGGCGCTCGTGAGCTCCTGCGCGTCTGCTCAGGATCATCGTCCTTATCATCTGGATGGTGCAGCCAATGACCGTTGCGCAGAAGCAGCCAGGCTTGTGTCGCCGTATCTGTCCAGTCTTTCGAGTCCCCATTCGGAAACTGCGCTAGATCCTGAATGAACTCGTCCGCCCACCTTCTCTCAGGCGCCCAGATTTGTCCGCTCTCCAGCATCGCCTGTACTGCGTATGCCCGAGCCACTTTATCGCGGTCCGGCTGATAGGTGCTGATTGGCAGACCAGATTTTCTGAGATCCTGTACCAGACTCAGACCAGACGCCTTCTTTTCGACTAGCACCCGGTCTGGCTTGTAATCCATATATGCTTTCATGGCCTCGCGGCGCAGTTCAGGATAGTCCACTCGGCCACGCCAGGCTTCCAATAGCAACATGGCATGCATTCCAGAGCCGCGATTTTCGTCCTCGAAAATTGCCCACGTGGATCGCGCTGAATAACTGTTGCTCTTTAAAGCCTCTGTCGAATATGCCGTATCCCAGCTCTGTACGATATGCAAAGCATTCGGCATGGACTTTCCATTGGGCCATCGCTTCCACCAGGCGGGCTTTAGGATACCACCTTCTTCAGGTCTTGGCTTCTGCTGATAGAGCGCTTCCCATTGCGACCGCGGCAGTTCTGCCCTGATGGCCTCTAATTCTTTGAGCGGCCATAGTTCTGGAAACAGCGCCTCGCCTGACTTGGCGCCATCGCCTAGGATGGCTGCTGCCACATCATCCAAGATCGCTGGCAGTTCCACAACATCCCAAGCTTCGCCACGTTCCTCCGCCTGTTCCCGTTCCCATCCGGCTGGGTCATTAAAGGCCCAGCGCGTGTTAATCCATACTATTGGCGCCCCAGGCATTAAGCGCGTTCGGAAGCCTCCAGGATACCACTGCTTAAATGTTCTGCGAGCTACCTCGCTGTATGCGTCTTGCTCGGAAATAACGTCGTCCAGAATCCCTAAATCACCGCGCTTCCCTGATATCGCACCGCCTACGCCCGCCGCCGTGTAGATACCGCCATGCGTCGTGTGCCAACGTCCGACCGCCTTGACATCAGGCCGAAGTTCCACGTTCGGGAAAATCTCCCGATACTCCTCAGTTTGTAAGAGGTCGCGGACCTCACGGCCAAAGCCCTGTACCAGCTCCGCCGTATGGGAGATATGCAGAACACGGCGCTGCGGGTACCGGCCCAAGAACCAACTTGGCAGCAGAATGGACCCCATCAAAGACTTGGAGTGCCCTGGCGGCATGAAGATCATCAGCCGCTTAAGCTTGCCCGACAGGATCGCCTCGAAACGGCGCGCTAGCAATCTATGATGCCTGCCTATAATCAGGTCTGGACGGACACGTTGCGCATAATCGATAAATGACTCGCGCGCCTTAACGATCTGGCTTTGCTTTGCCTCTGCCTCTAGGAGTTGATGCAGATCCATTAGCTGATCCGATGTCAACTGGTCCAGACGCCGACTCAATTCCGCCTTCGTTAAGGAGGTCCATGATGCGTCTTTTGCGATCTGCATCAGTCATGTCTTCATACTGGATAGGTCCGCCGCCTGGGGCGGAGTGTGTGTTGTCTACTTGCTCTCGCAGCCCAAGCTCTCGCGCTATGATCACTGGGTGCATGAGTCCTGCAACCGCACCCTCGAACTTCTGGGTATAAATGACCGCCTCAGCCCAAGAGACGACGTCCTTAAACTCAGCCCGCTTGCGATAATTGAACCATGTCTCGTCACTAATGCCCATGTGCAGGCATGCTGATCTGATACTCATTGCGCGCGGCTTCGATACGACGCCCGCGATCACCTCGCCATTGTGCTGAAACAGCCGCTCCTCGAATAAAGGATGCGAGTCTGCCCACTCAAAATACGCTTTGCACGCTTCCACGAATGCGTCCGGCGTTGGGAATATGGATGGCCGATGCCCGGTCTCTGGATTGCGCCTCATCCAAAGCTTGTGACCAGGCTGAAAACCTCTAGGCTTCTTCTCATCGGCCATGATGACGCCCTACATAATCGTGTGTCTCAGCCAGCTCAAGCTCTGATATGGCTATGACATTCGAAAGCGGAACTGAGATCAGCACATGATCTTCCGGCAAGCGCGAGACGATAGTTACGATCTGCTGATTGACTCTATGCTGCCAGAGCGAACCAGGCTTAAGCTTTGCACATAGGCACGACATGGATCAGCAAGGCTTTCCAGGCTTCTTCATGCGCATAGTGGCTTTTTTGCCCTGTTTGCCCACCATACCGGCGGGCTCTCCGCGCTCTTCACTCTGCATCTTCTTCATCTGCGCGCGCATCTGCGCGTTCATGTTTCCTGCGTTTCCGCCACGGCCTTTCTTACCAGCCATCTTTAGAATCTCTCCTGTCTTAATGGATTAAGGCTCTTTGGAGCCAAATATGTGCATCAACAATCGCAATCTGATACATCCAGCCCTCTCTCTCACTGCCGTAGCGCAGCGCCAACACTAGATGTCGCTCGGCCTGGACAAACGCTTTTGCCGCATGGGCCGAATACAGCGGATGCAACCTGTCCGGCGCACCATAAGCTAGACGCAAGTCGGGGACTACGCGCGCCGTAGTCATACGCGGCTTCTCAACCACGTCAGGTATGCCGCGCCTTCTTCCGGCTGCCAAAACAGTTTGATCTTGTCTGGGTGCGTCTCGGGCAACGCAGGGTTGATGATGACTGTTGCGCTAGGCGAAAGCGTCTGATCACGGAACCCACGCTCTCGACTGTACCTATCATACACCTTAAACGATCCAACCTGAATCGAATGGCACGTTCTACCCGACTCTGGATCTTTCAGCACACCGTATCCAGAGATATGCTTGTGCCCGGCAATGATGATATGGTCGCGTGTACCCCACGTCGCGGCCTTCATAACACCATGCGCTGGGTTATAAATTGACTTCCCGGCGTGGTCGTGACGAGCATTGACACGTACTCGATCGCCGTTCGGAAAGCACAATTCTAAGCGCACTTCGCTCGACTGGTAAAGCGCGTTGTGCTGGCGCGCAATCCATTTGATAGGATCGCCTGACCCGGCGAAACAATCGTGGTTCCCCCCAATCAGGAAAATAATCTTCCCCGCCAGGCCATCCAGGAACCACTCGACCAACTGCCACGCCTCTTCCGCAGACGTGCTCTGCTCTGCATAAAGACGCGCAAGCCTACCCACCCAGCAGTTGCTATGATCACCGGCCGAAGCCGCATACATGCCAGCGGTCTTGCGGATGATCTGCATGTGACGCTCCACATCCGCCAGATCGGTACCATCATCGTCTAGATGCGTGTCGCCCAGCACGACGATCCCAATCGGCGCCTTGTCGTGCACTGTAACAGGAATAAGCTGACGCGCTGCTTCATGTAGCGCCTTCTGGTGGTACTTGGCCTTGCGCTCCGCGAGCAAAGCGTCTACTGGCCGCAGAGCGGGAGGCGGATCCTGAACTGTCGGAGTCGCAGTATCTCGAATACGCTTAATGCGCTTGCGTAGAGAGCGCGCATCCATGCCCATGTCGCGGGCTATCTGACTGGCGGAGACACCTTTCGCTAGCCAGGCTTTCAAATCCGGCTCGGATAGCTTGAGAGCGCTCACTGAGCCACCTTCCGTGCCTCACGCTCATGCTCAGCCATGCGCTCTTCCAGTCCGGCGACGCGGCTAGCAAGGCCATCAATGCGAGCGCCGGAAGCCGCGACGATGTTAGTCGTCGCATCAAACGCCGTGCGCAAACGTACCAACTCGGAATTCATAATTTCGACCTGCTTGACCAGGCCAGCCATCTGCTGGCCTTGGGTGTACGCGGTCGCGGTTGCGGTGGCAACAATCACAGCACCGATCTTAAGCCAATCTGGAATGCTGCCGAGGGTGAGTTTCTCCGTTATCACGGCGCTCATTTCTTAACCTGCGTCTTTTCATACGTACGGTAAGCACCCAGCCCGAGCATGCCAAGCAATACTGGCATCATCTCGCCCATGTCCAGCGGGTGAAAAGCGAAGCTGGTGAACTGTGCGCACAGCGGTCCCGCCACGAAGTCGTAGAGAAACGCGGCGCCACATACCCAGCCAATAAACGGCCTCCAGCCCGCACGGAACGGGTCACTGGACTGCGCCTCGACCAGATTGATGTCCGTCTGCTGCTTCGAACGCTGAAGTTCGGCCTCGATCTCCTTGAACTCGCCATCCTGCTGCATCTTCAGCAGCGCCATCTGAGCTTCAGCCTTGCTCTTAGGGTCTGGAAA